TCTGCTGGTAGGGGTTCTCCTACTGGAGGTAGCTCTATACCCATTTCTCTTTCAACTTGGTCTCTAAACTGTAATGCAAGATGTTGCATAATATAATCTGAACCAGCACTTTGTATAACTTGAGCATTTGGACTCTGTTGTACTTTTGCTTGTATATTTGGGTCTTGCTGTGCAGAAGCAAGTGTTTGTATATGAGCTTCATGGTCTTGGAACTCATATGCTTGTACTGGCTTACCAGTAATAATATTTTGTACTGCTGTAACTGGGTCAACTGCTGGCACATCTTCTTGTGGAGGTACAATAGTATCTACATCTTTAATACCTAATACTTCAAGCATTTGTCTATGTAGCTGTGCTAAGTCATATAACTGAGGTGCTTGTTGTGCTAATTGCATTGCAGCTTGATATTGCATAATTCTTTGAGCCATTGTTGCTGCATTTGGGTCAGATACTGGAAGTACATCTACTCTACTATCAAAGTCTTGTACTTTTATTTGCTGACCTTCTTCTACTTCATAAGGATAATTAGGTTCTGTAAAGTCCTTAATTACATTTACAAGTATTTCAAATTCTCTTTTCATAGAAGCATGGAGTCTTGCTTGAACAGCACTCATTACTTTCATGTTTCTTTCTAGCAATGCTAGAGTTGTTCCAACAGGTGCCTGACTATTCATGTCAGATGTTTTCATCTCGGCTATGCTTGCAAACTTTTTGCCTTCTTCTACTATGTTTTGTAATAGTGAGAATAATGTAGGCGAAGGTTCTTTATAGGGTAAGAATGTAATATTGTCTCTAATAGCACCACCTGGTACATCTACGTCTCTAAACTCACCTGGCATAATAGGACTGTCATCGCCTTTAATTCGTAAACCTCTAGCCTTCAAACCACCTGGCAGATTGCTTAAAGTACCTGCATCTACTAATTGCCTTAGTATAGATGTAGCTGATTTAGCTAATCCACCAATCATATGTATTAAACCAAAACCATAAAAACCTAATCCTGGTAAATATTGATAGTGAACAAAGTGCATCCTTCTTAATTTAGCTACATCATCTTCGTAATAGTTTCTTCTTATACTTAGAATAATGCCTGAAGGACTATCTATTGTTACTACATAAGGTAATGCAATACCTGTATCTTCGCCATTTGCATCTTTATCTTCAAACCCTTTAAGGTCTAAATCTACTTGCATTTCTAATATAGTATGGCGTGTATCGTAGCTATAACTCTCTGATTCACCAGTCATTTCATTATATTTCTTAGTAATGTCTGATGATGATGGGCTTGCATCTGGCAATTCTATGTCTCTGTAAAAACCACTAACTTGCATCTTTCTAATATCGTTAGCCGATTTCTTCATTACATGAGTAGCTCTTTCACAAGTTTCTAAATCACTTGCACCATAATTAACAACGACATCTTCTGCTGGTACAAATATACCACTTGGTCTGTTAAGTGTTGGGTCAAAGTAAACTTTTCTAAATGCTGAACCAGCTAAAGGCAAAGAAAATAACATCTTCTCTGTCTCTCCACGATATTCAGTCATTTCATAGGTAAGCAAATAGTTTAGATAATCTTGAACTCTTTGACTTTGTTTTTCTTTTGTTGAATCTATTGGTCCTACTATCTTTGTTCTTACTGGACCTGCTGCTGGAAATATCTCTGATATTGCCTGCGATTGAAATTTAATTACTGCTTCACTAAGCATTGGATGGAATACGCCACAAGCTCCTGCCCAAGGTGTAGTTCTATCTTCAATCTTCAATCCTAACTGGTCTAAACCTTTTACATAAGTTTCTTCCCAATCAGCTCTTGATTCTTTATCTGCATTGAAAGCACCCATAAGTTCGTTACCTATGGAGGTTAATTCATCTTCTTTTATAAACTCTACAAGGTTTGAATCAAAACTTTCTGCTTGCATTTCGTTTGCACTAGGGTCAAAGTCAACAATCATTCCACCATCTTCGGTTTCTGTTGTTAATGCATTTTGTATTTCTATATCTAAGCCTTCTTCTGGCTCCATCTCTACTAAGCCATCTATTGGCGTAGCAGGTTCATATTGTTTGTCTATAGCCAATGTAATCTCCTAGTAATAATCTGCTTTACGATTGTGTTCTATTGGCTCATCTTCTTCATCAGAATCTAGAGGAACAAAACCGCCTTGTCTAAATCTTAACAGAGCTTGCGTACTGCTATCAACTAAATCGTCATGTTCCATGTTAGGGAAACCAGCAAACTCTTCTACAACTTCTTCTGCCCATCTTGTTTCTGGTGCCCAAACAATGCCTGAAGCAAACAAATCAGATACAGCATTTACCCTAGATATTTTATCATTACCACGACTCGGTGTATATTCCTGTACTGGTATGCCTGTTTGTCTAAGTTCAAAGATTAAAGGTAAGCCTGCTGCTTTAGCCTCTACAATGAACGCATCTGGTTTATAGGCGTTATACTTCTCAAAAGCCATTTTCTTTAAATCTGGGAACTCTAGACGTTCTTTATAGGCATCTAAGAGTATAAGATTGGGTGCCACAAAACCATCATCATTTTCTTTGTAGAAAACTCCCCATGTAGTACAAGCTGAATAGTCAGCTCTTTGGGTTTTTAAAAAAGCTGTGTCCCATGATTGAATAATGAACTCACAGTCAGGGGGATTTCTTCCATCCCATACTTGCCACCATTCTCTTTTAACAAGAGCACCTTCTTCAGAAGTAGGGTCTTGTTGATACTGAGCCATCCACTTTGAACTAGGCAATTCAGCCTTCAAAGCTTCCAACTCTTCTAACTTCCAGAAAGCATCCCACAAAGGCTTACCAGAAGGTAAGATTGCAGGTAGTTCTATAACTTCCCATTGGTCGGCTCCGCCACGTTTGACACTAGCATCCACAACTTGACCAGTTAAATCTTTATTATGCCATCTTGTCATTACTACAACGATTGCACCATTAGGCTGTAAACGCTGTCTTGGACCAGATGTATACCATTCATAGGTACGATTAAATACATTTATGTCTGAACTTGCACCTTCTTGTTCAGAGTGCGGGTCATCAATGATAAGTAAGTCAGCACCTTTACCAGTAACTGCACCACCTACACCGATAGCAAAATATTCACCGCCTTTGTTCGTGTTCCAACGACCCGCAGCTTTGGAATCCGACTGCAAACTAACATTCGGGAATATTTTCTTATAATCTTTACTTCCTACAAGGTTTCTAACCTTCCTACCAAAACCCACCGCTAATTCTGCGGTATGTGCTGTCTGTATTATCTTCTTTTCAGGTCTGCTTCCCAGAAACCATGCAGGTAATAGGTAAGACGCAAACTCGGATTTGGTATGTCTAGGTGGCATATTGATGATGAGACGCTTTAAATCACCATTGGCTACCCTTTCAAAGGCATCCGCCATAACTTGATGATGGGGACCATGGATAAAAGCACTCCAAACTTCTTTAACAAACGCCATATAGTCTGTAGCACATTTCTCTCTGGACTTGGCATCTTCTAATTCATCTAATAAACCTAACAATTCCCTTTTCTCATCTAAAGAAAGGTTTTGTACTTGGTTTAATATTTGGTTACTCATACATCTCCTATACTAGATAGTAAGTATGTACTTCCTAAAATTAAAAACTTACTAAGTTCCTACCACTAAGTGGCACTTAATAAGTAAATACTTTACAAGTAGGTACCTACTAGATGTAAATCACGCTAGATTTTAACATAATTGCACATCTTCACAGGAAAAACAACCATTTTTGTAAAATAATGGGGGGGGTCTAGGGACCCTAGGGTCTTTCCTAGAGAAATTATATATTACATCTATACAAAACGCTATCAAAATGCAATATATAGGGGGGGTCTATGAAAATGAGTAATATCCTGTGCATATCACTATGTATATAAGATAGTAGGAGTCCCGCACACACAAAAGGGGGGAGGGGGTCTATTAATAGTGGCGGAATCCAAACACAATATGTAGTGGTTCGACGATCAATCTGGAATACTAGATGTTGTGTTTCACCCTATATATAGTGCATGGACATATCACACCACATACAGCACACACATAGCCTATGTGTTGCCCTATTAGATAGTTGGTTGTTGGTTGTCTATTGGTTGCTTAGTAATGCTTCGATACGTTCTTCAATATCGCGTTCTACTTCGTCACTTGTTCTTGCTTCCTTGGTCTCTACTACGTCACTAAATAGACTGACTGACTTGCCTAGTAATTCTAAGGCTCTAATCCTAGCTGAATCTGAATCTGATTCTTTTGATTCTCTATATAACTGGTCTATCACATAGTTCCTTGTCCTAAGGCTACTAGCAACTGCTGACTGCTCTTTACGTTCAATAGCCTTATGTATGCTTTGTGCAATCTTAGGGTTCGCTACAAGCTTGCTTGCTTCCACTTCCACCCACTTGGGTATCTTGTTAGCCTTGGTTAAAGTGACATCGTATACCTTTGCGTATGCTTCCTTATAACTACCCAACTTGCCCTTAATAATTTCATCCACAAACTGGCGTTGCTTGATGGTTAGTTCCGCTTCTTTTTTAACTACACTTAGACTTGGTTTTTTTGTATCGCTCATATGATAAATATTAAACCAACTGGATTGATTTTGTAATGCTCACATACTGCTAGCAAATACTATGTACTGGTAAATGTTTACTTTGATGTTCTATAGACTTATACTGTTCTCAACACAGACCAAAACGATTATGTCTATAAACTGTAGCTACCACCCAACTGGGTACTCTAAAGGTTTAAAGGTAAGGTTCTAGCAGTAGGATGCGAAGTAAGGTTCTTTAAGAAGTTCGTATCTGAATCCGCCAATGAAAGTGGCTAGTTTGAGAGAGTGTAAAAGATAGCGATATCTGATGAAGCAAGACTCATAAATCTCTAAGAGGATTGTATCTAATGGCTATGTGAAATGCATAGTTCTGAATGTGAAGTAAGAAGTATAAAAGATTGATATACGAAACTTAGAGGACTACTCCAATAGTCTGTGAATTAACACACTGATGAGAATCCTAATTATGGGGTTCAAGAAACTAACTTAATCTATGGAGGATTAAATTATGAGTATTATAAAACTTGAAAGCATACATAGTGCATTACAAGAACTGCAACAGGAGTTTAATATTCCTGATAACCATGAGCATTTAGAAAACGCTTTTAAATTTACAGAAGATTTAAGAGAAGATTACTACAAAGGGGGAAATGGTGAATAAATGTGAATGTTGCGGAACTAGTGTTGCATATGAAGATGATGGATTATGCGATGGATGTTTAGAACTTCAACATATGGAAGAATAAACCAACTGATGAGCCTATGAGACTTAGGCGAAACTAGGTAAGAGATTATCTAGTCTTGGTGCTATCAATTCGATAGCAAATAACTAAAACTTAAATACTTGGAGGTATTAATTATGTTTAAACCAAGCGAAGCGAAAATGTCATGTCTATCAGTTCTGAAAGGGAATAATATTCCATTCTTGATTGGTGGTACTGGCGTAGGTAAATCCGCAATTGTTAAAGAGATTGCGGAGGAACTAGCGGAAGATAGAACTTTGACTGATTCAGTCAATCCTAAAGACAATGAATTTGGATTCATTTCTTTTAGATTAGGGTTAGTTGAAAGTATCGACTTAGGCGGATTGCCTTACATTGAAGATGGTACGCAGAAAAAAGCATTTCTAGGAAATTTACCTAGGGGTGGCGAGGGTGTATTTTTCTTAGATGAATTTGCACAAGCACATTCAAGCGTGCAAGCAACGATAGGACAATTACTAGACCCAAAAGGGCAAAACGAAGAACGTAGAATTGGCGATTATGTTTTCCCAAATGGATGGAAAATTGTGCTAGCAGGCAATAGGCATACTGATAGAAGTGGTGCGAATAAAATTCTTAGGCATTGTCAAGATAGAACTACTGCAATTCAGTTTACTCACGATGTTGAGGACTGGTTAGCATGGGCAGATAAGAATGATGTTCATATGGATGTTCAAGGGTTGATTGGCTACATGCCACAATTACTATGGGAATTTGATTCCAAGTGTAATGACCCACAGCCAAGCCCAAGAAGTTGGACAAGGTTAAGCGATACATTGAAAACCAATCCGCCTAAACAAATAATGCAAAAATTATTTGAGGGTGATGTTGGACAAAATGCTAGCATTGAATTGATGAACTTTATTTCATTGAAAAACAACGTGCCTAACCTTGCTGATATATGTAAAGGCAAGGATGTAGAACTTGTTGATAGTGCTGGATTATCTTATGCCACAACGATTGCATTAGTTGATGTGATTGGTAAAGCAAAAGATAGCGATGTATACGACTGGTTCGACAATGCATTAGCCTATGTGAAGCAACTATCGACTGTTGAATTTTCAATATTCTTTGTTAGAAAACTAACGACTTTAAGAACTGAATTAAAAGATTCAAGTTCATATTCTAAGTTCAAGGTTGAAAATCAAGATATTGAGATTTAATTGATTGATTAGCGGGGAAGGAAATATTTATTATTGACTGGTAAATATTCCTTTTCCGCTAGCTGTATCAGAATGTAATTCTGACTGATGATTCAAAAATGATGAAACAGCAAACTTTTATTACTTGGAGGTAATATGAAAAAAGAAAATAATGTAAATACTTTGTCTGAAAATGCGACTTTAGTTCGCCTTAATACGAAGCACCCTAGCGGAGTAAAATCAGATAAGTATTTGAAGGAAGGTCTAGCGATAGACCAAGAAGCAATGAGCGAATCATTACACGTTGCTAAATATATATTTGGTAAAGATACCAATAAGTATTTCAGAAGGATTATTAATCAATTCAGAAACAATGTGTACTACCCTTTAACAGTTCCTTGGGATGACAATACAAGTGACATTGAAGGGAAGGTTCTAAGCGGTTGGAGATTATGTCCTAACCGCGAACTAGATACGCTGATGAATAGGGTTGACCAAGCTAAAGTTGATTTTGAAAAAGAAGTTAAACAGTTTATTGATAACTATGACAACTTGATTGAAGCCAATAAAGTGAAGCTTGGTAATGCCTTTAAATTATCTGATTATCCTAGCGTTGAGGAAATAGAAACTAAATTCAGATTCGATTTTGAATTGGGTACTGTTCCTAGATTTGATACCAAGGATATAAGATTAAATGTATCAGAAAAGCTAAAAGCAAAAATTGAACATGATGCTCTTAAACGAGCAAATAAAAATGTTGAAACGATTGCGAGAACAACTGTAGAAGCTTTACTTGAATCAGTGGGACATTTAGCAGACAAGCTAAAATCCTATGACCCTAACGATAAGCAAAAGGGAGGGTTCTTTAAGAACTCTAGTTTTGATAAGTTGCGAGGGTTCTTAGATACATTACCCAGTATCAATGCAGACATTTTAGGCGATGATAAAATGATTGCTGATGCACATCAAAAGTTGGTAGGCGTATTTGCTTCAATTAATGATGTAGATTCTTTAAGGGATGAATCAAGTTATGGTGCAAACAAGCGTAAGCAAGTTGCGGATGATTTAGAAGATTCCATTGATGAATTGAAGGGAGGTTTCCTAGACAATATGTTTGGGAAATAAATTGACTGAAGAGACTTTGCAATAAGTCGAAACCTAAAGAATATTTACCAGTTAAATATTTTTTAGGTCTCAATAAAATTAATACTTGGAGGTATTATGAATAGTGAAAATAGAATAATAAAAGCTAGAGCGAAATTGATGAAAGGCAATATAGGTATGGCAAGTATGCTACTTAGTCTTGAATTGATTGAAGCTAGCGATAGATGTGAAACGATGGCTACTGATGGAGTCAATATCTACTGGAATGATGAATTTGTTAAGACATTAACTGATGAAGAAATCCAAGCGGTATTAGTCCACGAAGCTAGCCACGTTATATGGGAACATCCATTAAGAAAAGCTAAACGAAATCACGAAGTTTGGAACGTAGCAACTGACTATGTTATCAATGCTTGGATTAAGTATGACTTGAATATGGAATTGCCTAAAGATGGATTGCTTGATAGAAGATATCAAGGCATGAGTTCTGAAGCAGTCTATAGAACCTTAATGAATGATGATGAAGCCTTAGAAGATGCCATTGAAGAAATGAAATCTAAATCTGATGATTCTGATGAATCTGAAAGTGACGAAGGCGATTCCCAAAATGATGATGGTAATTCTGATGATGGCAAAGAAGATGAAAGCCAAGATGGAAATGGAAGCGGTAAATCCTTATTGGATGAACTAGCAGATATGAAACCATCAATGGGTGAAGTTTGGATGCCAAAAGATGAAGAAGGCAATCCATTATCTGAAAGTGCTATGGCGGAAGTAAAAGAAAATATCCAACGAGCAATCCTGATGGCAGACAAGTTAGAGGGATGTTCTGAAGGTGGTACTTCTACAATGAATGGTGCGGTGCAACAACTCAATGAAACATATGTTGATTGGGTTGATGTAATGCGAGATTTATTAAATTCCGCTAAGAGCAATAATCCAACATGGAGCAGACTAAATAAGAGACATTCTTGGAGGGGTGTCAATTTACCTAGCAATGACAACGAACCGCAAGGCGGAGAAATTGTTGTTGCGATAGATACTTCATGCAGTGTATCGCAAGATGAACTCAATATATTTGCTACTGAAACTCAAAACTTATGTGAAGAGTGCGGTATCAATAAAATTAGAGTGACTTATTGTGATACATCAATCATAAAGAATCCTACAACTGGTGAATGGTGGGATGAATTTGATTTGGATAATGAAGAGTTGGAGTTCAATTTAAGAGGAGGTGGCGGAACTAGGTTCGAACCACCCTTTAATTTGTTCAATGATGAAACTGAAGATACTGAAGATGTAATTGCTTTTGTATATTTCACTGATGGATATTGTAGCGTTGATGCTGAAGTTGAGCCTAGCGTTCCAGTTATATGGGCGTTAAGCACAAACGAAAGTTATATGCGAGATTACTATAAATATCCATTTGGCGAAACAATACATATCAACATGGAAAATCTTTAGCAATGGAATGGTGGGAAAAGATATTTGACCAGTAAATATTTTTTTCCACCCTCTGTTTTTCTGTATTTGGAATTAACCAAACTGATGAGCCATCCTAATTTAGGGATATGCGAAACAGAAACTTACCCTTGGAGGGGTATTTATTATGGATAATAATATAAAAAAGATAGAGAAATTACCGCTAATTAGAACTGAAGCGGTACTAATTATTAGTGCATTACAAGATGCAATAAAACATGATGAAAAGCTAGATTGGTATAGAACTCAACAAAATGAGTTAAATACTATGCGAGATTTGATTGATGAAATTGTTGATTTGTTTCCTAATATTGATAGAGATATTGTAGGTTGGAGACAATCATAATGAGTAAATTAAACAATGAACTTGCTAGCAGTATTCGTACTGTTAGCGAGGGTGGGATTGAAATGATTCATCATAAGTATTTTGTAAATATTTATTTTGATAATGAATTT